AGAAGGCCAGCAAGAAGGCCAGCAAGAAGGCCAGCAAGAAGGCCAGCAAGAAGGCCAGCAAGAAGGCCAGCAAGAAGGCCAGCAAGAAGGCCAGCAAGAAGGGCGTCAAGAAGCTCGGAGGCCAGCCGAAGGTTGCTTCTGAATCAACGGTGAATGACATTTCGAGTGTTTGGAAAGATGCTCCCGACGTAAGCGATGTGTTCGCGTAAGGACAAGTCCCCTAGAAGGAACAGGAGGTCGTAGCAATGGCACTTACCATCCTGATTCGCGCTCAGTTGAACTCTATTCCGTCGCTCAGTGACGCTTGCTTTACCAAGTCGAACTACGGCGTGAATACGAACACGACCTTGAGTGTGAACACGCCAAATGGTGTTCTCGGCGGGTCCGTGGCAGCCGTAAGCGCCGGTTTGGACTACACGGTAGTCCCCGGTACTGACGAGCTTATGCCTGTCGGCCTGTTCGTGAACGATGCCGCTGGTGCAGCCTTTGAGAACAGCCCCGCTGTCGCATCCGGCAAGGTTGCTGTCATCAAGGGTCAGCCCAGTGTCGAAGTCGATGTATATGAGACGAGGAATGCTGCCGATGCCGCAGACCTCACCTACGCTGTGGGTGACAAGCTGTACGCTTCGGCGCAAGGTTTCCTCAGCAATGAAGTGTCCAGTGAAGGTACGGTTGTTGGTGTTGTGACCAAGGTCCCGACAACGGCAAGCCCGACGCTCGGACTCGATATGCGCATCTAATCCAGATGAATTGTGTGTTACAGCATTGTGCTGTAACTGACCAAAGTAACACGTGTCTTTTGAGAGGCACACTAGGAGGTCGTAGCAATGGCAGTTGACAATCAGACCAAGCAGCAGATTATCAGCGACCACATCAAGACCGCAGCCGGACGGCAGCGTCTTGCGGCCAGTATGATTCAGCCTCTCAGACGGCGCAGGGATTACGCTTCCGTAGGACGCAAGGCGTTCTACGTGGAACAGCTTCCTGATGGCGCACTTCCGATTTACGACAAGGACCCGAATATCACCGCCTACGTGGTTGGTGAAGAGGGCGAAAACATTGTCGCGGTCGCAAAGCCCAAGAGAGTGCTGTTCCCGCTCTTTGAAATCGCATCGAACCCTGAAATCCAGTTGACGGAAATCAAGGCTCGTCGGTTTGACCTCATCGAGCGTAGTGTGGACCTCGCCAAGTCTGAGACTCAGGCCGAGGAAGACCGCAAGGTGTTCGCAGTCATGGATGCTATGGCCGCTGATGCCAGCAACCCCAACCCGGCAATCCCGGTGACGGGTAACCTGACAGCAAACAGCTTGGCCGATGCGTTCGCAAACGTTGAGCGCACCGACATGCGTGTGGCGAATGTGTTCATGAACGCCAAGGATTTCGCGGACATGCGTAAGTGGGACCGCGACACTTTTGACATCGAAACTCAAGCCAGATTGCTCAAGACCGGCCTTATGGGTAAAGTGTGGGGTGCGAACATCATCACATCCCGCGTGGTCACCGAAGGTACTGTCTACGTCTGTGGTGAGCCGGAATTCTTCGGTAGGATTCCTGTTCGTACAGAGTTGACCGTCCTGTCGGCTGACGACCCGAAGAACCGCTTGATTGGTTTCTCCATCTTCGAGAACCTTGGCATCGGCGCGTACAACCCGTATGCGTTGCAAGTCATCAATATCACGAGGGTGTAAGCCAGTCAGGTAGGTAGCGGGTTGCTACCGAGCACAGGCTGAAGTTGGGAGCTTCAAGGCCCTCTAGGGTAACACCTAGGGGGCCTTTCTTTTGAGAGGTCAAGATATGAGATATGAGATATCAGGATATCGTTGTACCTACGGAGAAAACGATGCACAGCGCAATACGATTGGTACTGAAGGTCCTAGGCGGCTCCACTTTACGAGTGGTGCTTGCGCTCGGACTGTTGGTACTCGTCGTTGGCCAAGTGGCCGGAGTTGCGCTGTAAAGCTCTGAAATACAGCAAGACACACCGGCCCTCGGCCCGCGAAAACGGGTGCGAGGGCTTCTTTTTTGGTATTTTTCAGAGCTTTTGCGTATATAATGATGAGGCAGGATGTAACATGAAAGGGTTGAGAAACAGTAGCGGAGAAGATACTGTTTCTGGCTTTCATCTATCCGTTTCTGGTGGATGACTTTAGGCACATCCACAAGATGACGTGGACAACGGTGGACCGACATTGGGAACTGGCTTGGCGAAGGATTCGAGGCTCGGCATGATAGTTCAATTCACAGGTGAGTTTTCGTTCCTGTCGAACTTCCATCTGTCAGAGGTGGAGTTTGAGGGTATCGTGTATCCCTCAGTGGAACACGCATACCAAGCGGCGAAGACGAAAGACCCGAACCTGCGTATGCTGGTTGCTCAGTTGGATACGCCCGGTAAGGCGAAGCGGGCTGGACGAAGGCTCGTGTTGAGGTCGCACTGGGAAGAGATGAAGCTGGAAATCATGGAACAGCTTGTCAGGCAGAAGTTCAGTAAGGACCCGTTCAGGCAGAAGTTGCTGGATACGGGTGACGAACAACTGACGGAAGGAAATTGGTGGGGAGACACCTTTTGGGGTGTCTGCAATGGCGATGGCCAGAACCACCTTGGCAAGATACTCATGAAGGTGAGAGAGGAACTAAAGGGCGCGTAACTCAATGGCTAGAGTGCTTCCCTTACAAGGAAAAAGTTGGAGGTTCGAGTCCTCCCGTGCCCACCAGATGCGAGTAGGGAGATACTGACTGTTCGGCACAAGTCACACGGTTTCAAAGGTCGTGGTAAGGGTTCAACTCCCTTTCTCCCTTTTGTGATAATTCTTTGAACCTTCGACCTATAGTAAGGATATTTGTGGAAGGAGGTTCAAATGAAGCGTGACGACAATCTGAGACAGAAGGCCCATTTTGTTGTCATATTTCTTTTATATTCCGCTTGAGGGTGACGGAAGGTTTCGTGACACGCGCCTGTTCCAAAAGGCAGGTTGCTTTTAGAGTCATTGTAAAAACAAGCGAAATAAGTGGTTATGAGGAGTAGTCTCATGGGAACGAAGGATGATGTGGCACGGGAATTAGTGAGGGTAGCCAAGGACCTCAAGGCCGGAGTTGCCGATGTCATCCTTCAACAGATGGGTGGTGCTGGCAGACTCAAGGCGATGATTGGTGCTCACAGTTTCTCGACCAGCGGCAAGGACCTAAGCTTCTTGTTTCCCAACCGGCAGAGGTCTAAGGGTAACGCGCTGAAGGTCACGTTGAGAGGTGATGACCTTTACGACATGGAGTTCCTCAACGTATCGGTCAAGGGCGTCAAGGTCGTGAAGAAGCATTCGGGTGTGTATTGGGACCAGTTGATTGAACTTTTCGAGGGTCAGACAGGGCTGTATCTGAGACTGTAGGAGACGATGATGGACAATCAGAAGGTAGCAGCCGAGTTGGTGTGGATGGCAAGACAGTTGATTGCCCAATTCAAAGCATCTACTACGACTAGAGAGCGTCAGGCGGGTGAAAGCTTGATGGACCTTGCCCTGGACCAACGTGAACTCTCGAAGCTTGAGGACCACGTTGACGAGCAGACGTGGGACTTGGCGGTCAAGGTGTACATGAAGTTGAAGAAGGACTTTGAGTTGAAGGGTGGTCAGAAGGAAGCTTTCAACAGGTTGATGATGAGTGCGGACAAGCCGCGTTCTCGTTCTCCTGAGATGCATCGGAACAACATCTTCAAGGCGGCTCATGCGCTTGGGATATCGCTACCGAGCAACTTCTTTTGATGCGGCAGTGAGTAGGGCAACAGGCGGCAATCAACACGGTCAGAGACAAGGCAAGGACAGTACAGGACAAGCGACAATGACCGAGCTTTGGTGGTAGGCAAAAGGCAGCATCACTGCCGCATCAAAAGGCTCTCGTCCCCACGGGCGAGGGCCTTTTCTTTTTCTGAAAGATTTGGTCATTTTGTCTCTCGACGGGCATATAATGATGGTATAGTACACTGTTCACATGGAGAGCGACATGGCTCAGGACTACCATCTGGTGCGCAATGATATATGGATGCAGGCAGACATCGAGTTTAGAGATTTCTACTTTGCAGACCGAGAAGCACTTGTGGTGTTCGTTTTGTCACAGATATGAGCATGGCCAAGTGGCGTAATTGGCAAACGCGCATGTGGAGTTATTTGGGTGTTTTCATAATTTCTTGATATTCGTCTCGTGGTGGTTCTTGTCAAGGAGACATCGCAATGGCGAATAAGCGAACAAAGGAAGATTATGAGAGTGCTGTGTGTGGGTGTTTCAGTATATCAGAAGCTCTTAGACGTTTAGGTCTTGTGCCCGCTGGTGGAAATTACTCCACATTTATGAGAGATGTGAAAAAGTTTGGCGTTGACATCTCTCATTTCACTGGTCAGGCACATTTGAAAGGCAAGTCATGTCCTTGGACAAAGAAACGTCCATTATCGGAGGTGCTTGTAAAGGATAGTGATTATACCGCTACATCATGCTTGCGTAAGAGACTTGTTGATGAAAGTTACTTTGACCATCGGTGTTATTCTTGCGATTTGACTGAGTGGATGGGAAGCCCTATACCACTTGAGTTAGAGCATGTGAACGGTGACAATACTGATAATAGAATAGAAAATCTGACTCTGTTGTGTCCTAATTGTCATGCTCTGACTTCAACGTATCGAGGTAAGAACATTGGTTATCGTCGCGTAACCAGATTTTGTCCTGATTGTGGGTGTGAAGTGTCTAGGTATTCAAAGTCTGGTTATTGTGTAAAGTGTGTGAAACAACATTGGAAAAAGGGAGTGTAGCCCAATCAGGCATGAGGCAACGGACTTAAAATCCGTGGGAGAAATCCTGTGTGGGTTCGAGTCCCACCACTCCTACCATTTCGGGCGTGTGGGTTCGACTCCCTCCTGCCATACCAGTTGAGAGGACATGAGTATGAACCACAATGAAAAGCTGTCGATGGGGGCCTACAAGAGAGCCATAGCAAAGCTGTTACCCTTGGGTTGGATTCCTGTGGGAATCTGGCTCTTCAAAAAGGGAGGCAGAGTTTTCGACTTGTCGGCAGCCGATGTCGAGCAACATGAGCGTATCGAGCGTGAAGGTTTGTTTGTGGTGTGACGGGCCTGTAGCTCAGAGGTAGAGCAGCGGACTCATAATCCGTAGGCCACGGTTCGACTCCGTGCAGGCCCACCATTTTCAGGAGATTGCCATGACGGACGAACAGGACGAAGTTCAAAGCAATGGCAATGGAAATGTAGGCAAGTGGATTTTCCATGCTGTGTGCATCTTACTTCTGTCCACCATTACAGGGATGGGAACATGGATATTCAACTCTGTCGAGAAGCTGAAAACAGCAAACGCAACCATGCAGACAGAGAACGCGACCATGAAGGCCGAGATGAACGCGGACTCAGTTCATCGAAGCGTACAGGCTCTATACGGACCAACCGCGCACGAGAGCTTGTGGTGACCCTGATTGTGGGGTTACTACCAACATTGCCGAGATGATATCATTCGGCAAGGGGGAGTGCGACCATAACGGTTTTTGGGAGTATCCTTGCTTGCAGTGTGCGAAGGCTTGGGAAATTGAGCATCCCGGTGATGAAGTGTGGCCATTCGTGGAACTTTTTCAGGATGGGCGTGTTGATGAAAATGGCAGGTTGACCCATTTTCAGACGGAAGCGGAGAGGCAAGAAGAAATGCAGAAGATTTTTGGTTGAACGAAGAGGTCTTCTGTGTATAATGTTGGTGGAGGTTGATGAATGGCTAGTTTTGACCTGTATGGCGATATTCAACTCAAGGCAGGCAACCCGAAGCGTAAAGCCTACGTAGTGGGTGAAAAGGTGCCTGTAGAGGATGGCGTGTATGTGACCCCACATGGTATGGTGGTGGTTCGGGGCGGGAAGTTGCTCACGACGTTCGATGAAGTGAAAGTCATCGACAAGTGGGGAACTCCGATTGGTTTGGATGAGATGCTGTCGGCTCGTAAACCGGTAGCACAGACTACTTAAGGAGAGATGGGATGGAACAGACGATGACGCTGGCCAAGACGTTGAAGTACAAGAACCGTGTGCTTCAGAAGTTGTCGAGGGTGACTGGCGAAATTCGCAGGTGGAACTCTATCATCGCTGATGGAGAGCGCGAGAAGGACGCCAAGGAGCTTATGGCCGAGCGAAAGCGGTTGGTGGAGAACCTGATTGCAGTCAAGTTGGTCATTGCCAAGGCCAACGGTCCCATTCAGGAAGACATTCTCAGGCTGGCCGAGGTCAAGGGTGAGATTTCTCTCTTGAACGAACTTGATACACGCCACGGCAAGCAAATGCAGGAGTTCGGTTTTCGCGGTGATGCTCAGATGGTCGAGTATGATGCGGTCATTCGCAAGTCTGACGTGGATGTGGCTGTTGAGTCGCTTGAGAAGCAGGTGGACGAGCTTCAGGACCGTCTGGACCACCACAACCATACAACGGAGGTCACGGTTGACGTGATTCTGTAGTCCGTTTGCGGGAGCCGTGGACGAGATTGTGAACAACTGAATCCGAGTCCTTTACCGGCAATTCAGACGATAGGCTGCGGCCTGTTGTTTCAGGACCTTGATAGTGAACGAGGAAACTCAGTCACGACTCAAGCAGTCAAGCCGTAAAGCCCATGAATCAAAACTCACGATTGGATTTCAGTTTTTCGCATCTTTGAAGCGGCTCCCCTTTTGTTTCAGGAGATGATAGATGAACAAAGCACTCTATGGTGGTTCGCTTGACCCCATGTGGAGTATGATGAAGGCAAGAGCTTCCCACGTATGATTGAAGAGTGGCAGGCAGAGGGATAACGGATGAGTATTGGCCCTGCTGATGTTTCTTTCGCAACCATTGTGCATAATAGTGACACCTACGATAAGTGCCTTCAGTCCTCTTTGAGTGCTTTGGTTGTAGATGGAGCAGTCGATTTGTTCGTTTACGAGTCAACAGGTCCAGTCAGCAGGGCCAAAATCTTCAATCATGTGCTTGACCATCGTGCCAAGACCCGTTTTGTCGCTTTCTGCCATCCCGAAATCATGTTTGGTTCTGACTTCTTGGATGTCTTCGTTGAGCATTATCGAGAGGGCATGGGATGTGTAGGCTTCGTAGGAAAGCAAGGCGACGATATCCTTACGGCGAACGATGCAGAGGAAAAGAAGGCTCCTGTGAGTGTGGAGGTGCTGGATGAGTGCCTGTGTTTTGTTGATAGAAAGCAAGATATGCACTTTGATGACATCTACTTCAGGGGTCTTCATATGGCTGTGACTGATTTGTGTATGCAACAGATGGCATCGGGTAGAGAGAACTTTGTTTTCCCATTTCATGGTTGTCAGCACATGAGTAGCACCTTGCAACAGCGTGGTAAAAATTGGGGCACGTTTGTGAGGGATTTCCGCATCTTGGTCAACAAGTGGCGTACTAGAGGAATGAGAGCAAAAGCTACCTAATGGTCAAATACGAGTTTACGACTCAGATTGTGTGGGGCGAAGAACAGGAGTGTATCGTTTGTGATATGCTCCTGTCTAAGTTTCGCAGGCGGGTTGTGTCTGTTGAGTATCGCAAAGACAAGTTTATGACATCTTGTTCGAGTTCGCAGATGGTACTTCGGCAATGTTTGAGGTCAAGGCTGATACTGCTTGTGGTGATACGGTAAGGTTCGGTCCTAACGGCACGGGCCACATTGCCATTGAATTTGTGAGCAACGGCAAGCCTTCTGGAATTGCATCGACGCAGGCAGATTGGTGGGTTCAGGCTGTCAAGACACCTGCCAATATGAGCAAGAGGTTCAACAATGCTGAATGGGTCTACTATTGGATTTCCGTTGAGGCGTTGAGGGAATTACTCAATGTGACTGAGAAGGGACCTGACCCGCTGAATAGACTTCTCAATGCAACCTACGCTCGGAAATGTTCAAATGCCACCAGCGGGATGCTTGCCCGACTAGGAGTTTTCTGTTGGATTTGGTGAAGCATGTCCATTTGTCGGGTAAGTGGATGAGGTTGGACTTGGCTCAGGATGGCACAATTCTTTGATATCCGCTATATTGATGGAAGGAGAACCAAAATGCCCTTGAGTGAGAAAAACAAGCATTCTTTGAAAACACGATGTGCCTGCAAAGGACCAAGAAAAGCTCTACAAGTTCATCAAAGAGCTTCGGGGGCACATATTGGATGATAGAAGCAGGAAGCGTTTAGGCATCGACTTGAAAGACATTATGCTGGTGCCGACTCGAAGTGTCAAGAGGTTGATTGTCGTCTATGGTGATTTGACAATGTTGGCAGATTCCGGTGGGTTCTTGTGTTCTTGTGTTCTTGTTGTCTTGTTGGAACGTTTTGGGTGGTTGAATTTAGCAGCGCATGAGTGTGAACAAAATTTGCGCTTTCTGATTTCAGCTACTTTGACTCCATCAGGAACTTCGATGACACTAAAACAGTTTTGGCAACGATTTGGGTCTTGATAATAGTTGGTAAGGGTTTGTTTCGTAGACGTTTTGCGGTAACTTGTCCACCTGCACTTTGTCGAGACATATTTGACTCCTTTGTAAGTAGCTCTGTGTGGAGTCAAATATAAAAGAAGTATGAAAACACACTGCGCATTATCGCGGGGTGACGAGCAATGGAAGCTCACTTGGCTCATAACCAAGAGTATGCAGGTTCGAGTCCTGTCCCCGCTACCATTTGACGCAAGGGAGATGAGATGCACCCGTATCACGATGTAAAAGATGACGCAGAACATTCCAGTGGAAAGGACAGTACAATGCCAAACAAGAAGTGGACGGTTGGCGAACTGAAGGAAGCTCTGGAAGGTCTTCCCGAAGGCGCTGAAGTTGTCGTAGTCGATGACACCAAAGATGGTGCGTGTGCTCCTGTGACCAAGGTCCGTATTGAGTGGGACTTGGGCAAGGGCAAGACTGATGAAGACTCTCAGCTTGTTCTCAAATTCTAGTTTTGATGGGGGTGAATGGTATCGACCGGATGGACGAGGCTGAAGTTGCGTGTCAGGGTTGGTCGAAGGCCCTGTATTGTCACTGTTGTTTTTTAGGGAGTCAGATGTGGTTGTCAATGAAGTGAGCCGCTTGTATAAGGGAGGCCAATCAATCAGAAGAATATCAGAGATTGTAGGTTTTTCCAAGTACAAGACGACTCGAATCCTCATTGATGCAGGGCTTCATGAAGTTCAACACAAGTTCGTAAGAAGAGACAAAGCAAAGTGTCGTAAGTGTGGTCGTTTGTTGCCTGTTGATGAGTTTCCTAGACTTTCTGTGGCGAGTGCCTATTATTGCGAGAGGTGTGACAAAGCGTTTCAGTTACAGAGATTTGGCTTGTCTCAATCTCAGTATGAGGCTTTGTTGGAATCGCAATCAGGTTGCTGTGCTATATGTGGTTGTAAGATAAGTCACAAGAGTAAGAATGGAGAGGCTTGTCGTCTTGCTGTTGACCACGACCACGATACTGGTTTCATTCGAGGATTGCTTTGTTGTAGGTGTAATAGAGGTTTGGGATTCTTTGGTGATTAAATAGCGAATTTACAGAAAGCTATTGACTATCTAAAGAACAACAGTGGCAAGTAAAAATCGACCATGCACTATAAGTGCCAACGAAGTTCGTATGGCAGCCTAAACAGGCTCCCGTGAACGCAGTGAGATTGTCTTGGTAACTGTTAGTAGCGTCCATACTAAGGCTGACGGTCGGAAAGACGACGGACTTCTGGAAAGACAGATATGGAACGAGTGATGCCTAAACGCCAGAGACGTATCGGCGCACAAAGACGCTCAACGGTTTGTCTCGATGAGCCGTGGAGAGTTCATACCTCCGAATCACGGGACTACACACGTAGACGCTTCTTCTGAGACATTACGGGACGACGGTTCAAATCCGTCCACCTCCACCATATTCTTGGACAATATCGAAAGGACGTGACACATGGAATCGGGTAATCTTGCGCTTCGTCGTGCTGAATCGGTTAGGGGTATGTCCGGCGAGGACATGGCGATGAGGCGCAAAATGACGGCTATTCTGTGTTTAGTATTATGTTTTACTCTGACGGGTTGCTATCACGAGGATGACAGCCGCGACAGGCGTTTTCGTCCGGGCGACAGAGTGAGACATCGCATTGGAGGGCGTGAAGGCGTCATTTTGGGCAACTACACCAAAGAGAGTAGTAGCGAACCTTGGGTGCTTGTCCAGTTCGCGGCAACCAAACACGAGATGCAGAAGAACACGGCGGTTGCTGAGGCGGGCGTCATTGAGCGGTACTTTAGGGATGCTGAGTTTGAGGCTGTTCAGGCAACGCCGAAGACAGTAGGTGTGTTGCACAACAGCCAGAAACGCTTCGTGTTGCCAAAGTTGCAGAAGAGCCGAAACGAGAGGAACCAGTAAGATGTGTTGAGCCTGTGGAGTCGGAACGTGTTGTTGTGGTGAAGCAACAGCCCAAAAACCTGCCTCCTGCCAAGTTTGCTTTGGGTCAGGAGGTCAGGACAAAACGCGGCTGGAAAGTTGGAATCGTAGTTGCGAAAGACTGGCACCCAACTTCAAGTGTTGGGGTTATCTGGCGCGGATGGAAGACAATTTGAAACCCACCATACACTACGAGATTGAGTTGGAGGTTCGGCCTACATACTGACAATGGAGGTGAGTTGAGTGGCACATCATAAGAGAAAACACTCACGGAAACAGGTCAGATGTACGCTATGTACGCCACATAGATGGTTCGGAAATCACAAGGGAAGATTCAAAGAGAAAGACGAATTTCTTGCGAAGGAGGCCGAGCGGGAGATTCGGGAGAGAAAAAATGATTGATGGTTACGAGTGGGGAAAGATAACCGTATCCGGCGAGTTGTACGAGAAGGACCTGATTGTTTTCTGTGAGGATGTGGTTCTTCCAGCTTGGTGGAGAAAGAGCGGTCATGTTTTTGCTGTGTGTGACTTGGATACGGCTGTGCAGAAGTTCAAGCCGGAAGTGCTTGTTGCGGGTCTTGGCCATGATGGGGTTGCCAAGATGTCCCCGGAACTGGTAGTATGGCTCGATGGTCAGGGAGTTGACATCATAGCGCGTAAGATGACAGAGGCAGTGGATGAGTTCAACAAGGCTTTTGCTGCCGGACGGAAGGTCTTGGGCGCATTTCGTTTGACGTGCTGAGGAAAACCGATGAAGCAAATTTGCGTAGACTTTTCGGAGGGCCTGCCATGACATAGTTACCTATTAAGGAGAACAGTCATGAGCAGGACCTACAAGAAGTACCCGCACAGGTACTTTCGTCGTCCGCGTGGTCATCGTCAGGCCCTTGTGAACGGAGTGCGTTCCAAGGCTGTGCCGCCGAGTTCGTGGGATGATATCAACCACGACTATCAGTGTTGGAAACCGCATGATATCGCTCTTGCCCTTCACAAGAAGGGTTGGAGCAACGACCGTATTGTCAAGCATTTGCGCTTCAAGTTCAAGATGACGCTTAAGCAAGCCGAGCGTTGTGTGGACTACAGCGGTGCGTGGTACAAATGCGACTGCCCCTCCTGTACCGAGGAAAAGGCTCGGCGCAGGGCAAGTGGTTTTTGGTGGTGGTTGGGAGAAGAAAGTCACAGGTGATGATATGAACAGCTATGGAAGTACACGGTCGGGGGTTTTGTTGAGTTGCTTTCTGGATGAACTCATTGCAGTGGACAGAAAGCGGGGCAGGTTTGTGCTTCGTAAGGTATCATCATTCCTTCAGGGTTATTTCACAGCCCTTCGTAAGATTCGTGAAGCCTTCAAGGACGACTTCTTGTTTCGGGCATCAATGGTTCAGATGTTGGCCAGAGATGCAGAAGAACGCATCAAATTTCTGTCTGTGCCCGACATCATTTCTCAAATGTTGCACAGTGTGGTGCGCTCCCAAGGCAAGGATGAGCGTCGTAGGGCCAATATAGAACGGTGTACCTCTGTCAAGCGCATTTCTCGAAAGAAACAGGCCATGTTGGACGCTCAGACCAAACACAAGAAGAGGTACGATGAGGCTTGCGAATCTCCCCGGAAGGTCTTTCTTCAATTGAAAGCAAGGTTGGAGGCAGAAAAAGCCGTCTAAGCCGGAGCCGGAGCCGGAGCCGGAGCCGTAGATTGTACAATTAGTGAAGAGATGAAATGGCCATTGACATGTAGATATGTCAGTGGTCATTTTGTTTTCACTGGGAGTAGGATAATGAGTCAAGAATCATGGGATGACTATTTCTTCAAATTGGTAGAGGTCATCAAAAGCAAGTCGAAGGACCGCAGTACGCAGGTTGGCTGTATCGTTGTATCTCCAAGTCATGCGCCACTGAGCACTGGCTACAATGGATTTCCAAGAGGGGTGAATGATGACGTAGATGAACGTCATGAACGTCCAGCGAAGTACAAATGGATGGAACACGCCGAACGGAACGCAATCTACAATGCCGTTAGAGAAGGAATTCAACTCGAAGGGGGCGTCATCTATCAGAGTTGGATTCCCTGTACGGATTGTGCCAGAGCCATCATTCAGAGCGGCATCAAGGAAGTGGTGCTTGATGGCAGGGGATACGAAGAAAAGAAGGCGTACTGGGAAGAACGTTGGAAAGAAGATTGCGACATCTCCAAGGAGATGTTGAGGGAAGCCGGTGTCGCTATTCGTGTGGCTTTCCGCGATGATATCGAGGAAATCTAATGGCCAAGAAGGTCAAACGAGAACTCGTCATCGTCAAGAAGGATGGCACTACAGTGGTTTTACCCATTGTAGCAGCTACCAAACTCAAAGTACCCAAGCCGATGCTTCATCTTGACCAAATGCCAAAGGGTGGTTTTCGTTTGATTTGGTCGGAGGGCATGATTGACGAGTTTGCTGAGATAGAGAGGTTTGAGGTTGTCCGCGAAGGTTGAAGTCACACCAGCTATCCGGCGTGAATTGAAGCGTGTCTCGGAGAAACTAAGCTCTGAACACAAATCAGCCGTGGTCATAATGTCTTACGTTACGACGGTGTGTTGGTGAACTCGCCGTGTGACAAATTTTCCGCTGTTGAAGGAGAAAATGATGGCGACACAGGACAAGATTGAGAAGTGGTCGAGCAAGGATGGTTGGCGGTACAGGATTCGTGCCGCGAATGGTCGGATTTTGGCAGCCAGCGAAGCCTATAGCACGAAGGGTGTATGCACGAGAGTGGTCAACGCTTTCGTGGAAAGGCACCCGGAGTTTGAGGTTGTTGAAGTCGATGAGTGACCCCGGAAGATTTTTCTGAAAAAGGGGTTGACAGGAGAGCGGAACAGGGTATAATGAGGAAGATGGCAGTACCGAACTGTCACAATTCTTTTATACTCGGTCTGAGGTTGACGTAAGACTTCAATTCTGAAGGTGGATGTAGGCGATGTTGCGAACATCATACCATACGCGACCAAGCACCTATCCCGCCGCGACGAGAAGCGCGGCAGGACGCGGGCAGATTATGCCCAAACCGCAAGGTGCATGGTCCTTTGGTAATGATAATGAATGTTCGCAGGAGTCGCCGGTCTAAGCCCACCAAAGGACAAGACGAACCCAAGAGGCTACCGGCAAAAACCGGTAGCTTCTTTTTTTTGGTACTTTCGATAAGAATTGCGTATATCAGAATGTGAAGCGAAATGGAGGTGTGGTGATGCCTGAGACTATCGTGGCTGTAGTTGGCTCAAGGTCCTTCAATGACTATGCGTTGCTCGAAAGGACCCTGAGCGAGAGACAGATTGACATGATAGTCAGTGGTGGAGCCGCAGGAGCCGATTCGCTGGCTTATCAGTATGCGAAGGAGAAAGGCTTACCGATACTGGTCATCTTTCCGAAGTGGAACCAGTTCGGACGAGGCGCTGGATTCATGCGGAACAAGCTCATCGTGGACCGGTGTGATAAAGTAGTGGCCTTTTGGGACGGAGAGAGCAAAGGAACGAAAAGCACCATCGAGTTGGCTGAACGACAAGGTAAGCCAGTTGAGGTGATACAATATGAAAATTGACGCAAGCCATGCACATGAAGATGACCGTTCTCTTGTGGTGGAAGTTGGCAAAGCGACGTTCGAGGCCGCGAAGGAACTTGGATTGCCCATGAGGGTTTTCGAGGCTAAGCGTCGGCCATATCCGGGCGGTCGAGAAGGTGTGTGCTATACGCATGAAGGTCGTGTGTCGGTCGCCTTCAGGTTCAGAGAAGGCCAGCAGTGGTGGACGAAAAGGTTGAAGGTCGGAAGCGTTTTGCAAGTGGCAGGACATGAGTTGGCTCATTTGGTCAACCCCGACAGCGCAGCCCATCACAGCGACGAATTCGTGGAGATGGAAAAGAGGTGCGTCGAAGCTGTTGAGAGGCATTTCATGAAAGAGGAATAACAGGGTGTAGCTCAGTTTGGCCAGAGCGCACGGTTCGGGTCCGTGAGGTCGGAGGTTCAAATCCTCTCACCCTGACCAGTTGATAAGTGTTCTGAGCACTCATATCAAGTGCTTAGAGCACTAAATGAGATGTAGATGTCTCGCGCCGATATGAGCGCGTGTAGCTCTTTGACAAGTTGGTTCGCATCTGTCAGTGGTCATCTAGTCAGGTGGACAAGACGACCGCGTGTGGGGAACTTGTTTCTCCGCACGAGGAAAGTCCGGTTACTGACAGAAACCGGCTTACGGTTCACCTGACATAACGCGGCCTTAGTGTTCAACGGTAGCACGTCAGCTTGCCATGCTGGAAGTACGGGTTCGAGTCCCGTAGGCCGCTCCATATTTCGTTTTGGTGCAGTAGTGGTGTACGGCGCACACTGGCTTGCCAAGCCAGAAGAGGCGGTTCGACTCCGGTCTGCTGCTCCACATGACGGTGTAGTCTAACTGGACAAAACATAGCTCTCCGAAGGCTAAATTGGAGGTTCGAGTCCTCTCACCGTCGCCATGCGCGAGTACCCAAATTGGCTAAGGGCGCGGATTGCAAATCCGATGACGGGTGAAAGCCTTGCAGGTTCGAGTCCTGTCTCGCGCTGGCCGACAATTCTGAACCACCTCTACGTGGTGTCGGCTAGTAACCATAAATGGGCTAAGAGTTCAGTATGTGGCGTGTAGTCTAATAATTCTTTTATTCGTGTTCTCTGTATGAGGTCAGTTAGGAGAACACGATGAAAGAGTGCAAAAAGTGTGGGTGTTCATTTGGGTCGAGAGTTGTGCTTCCTGATGGTAGGTTGTTGCACACTCAAAGAAGGAAGTATTGTCTTGAATGTTCGCCTCCGTTTCAACACAATACGGTAAAACTCCACGAGCAAGATAGACCACAAGAGTCTCGCAAGGAAGTATGTTTATGTGCAACTTGTGGGAAGGAGTTTGTATATCGTCGTGGTGTGGGGTGTTCCAGAAAGATGTGTAGTGCATGTAGGCAATCATTACGACGAAAGAGAATGAAAGCAAAGGCTGTGGAATACAAAGGGGGATGTTGTGAACGATGTGGGTATGCAAAATCGTATAGAGCATTGGGTTTTCATCATGTTGAGCCTGACGCGAAAGATTTTGGCATAAGTGCATTTTTCAATCGTTCTTGGCAGAGTCTACGGCGTGAACTTGATAAGTGTATTTTGCTTTGCAGTAATTGTCATGCGGAGCTTCATGATGAACTTGATGGCAATGGGCTACTAGCTCAATTGGTAGAGCGCGGTCCTGATAAGGCCGAGGCTTTCGGTTCGAGTCCGAGGTAGCCCACCATTCGGGCACGTAGCTCAGTTGGTTAGAGCGCATCCTGATAAGGATGAGGCCGGTGGTTCAAGTCCACCCGTGCCCACCATGATGCGGCGTTGGTGTTTAATGGAAGCATGAGAGGCTTCATCGTGAAGATTGTTACGCATATAGACCTTTGGCTCCTTTTTCTCGCTCGTCGCATCGCCCTCCAAAGGACAAAAGGCCCCCCGAGGGGCTTGGAGCGAGACACGGAATCGCGATTTTTCTCCGGCTCGCTTGCAACCATGCGTCCGCCTCCACTGCGTTACTTACCCGGCCGCGAGGCGAAACGTCGGCCGACCGCACGATTTCCAGTCCTCGCCCTGCGCCGCGCCCGCCGCGCACGCGCCTCCGAAAGAACAAAGGGGGACAAGCGGTCGGGTGGGGACAAGAGCGTCCGAAAAAACTTCTTGACAAACAGGCTACTTCAGGTATACTTTTACCTTTAGTCTTGAAACTTGAGGGGTTGCGATGAGGACCGACCGACCGAAGGAACGCAAGATTCATATCGCACTGCCGGAGGACGTGCATCAGCGCCTGCGCGTCAAGTGCGCCGTCGAGGATACCTCCATGCAGGAGTTCGTGGCCGCGTTGCTTGCAAAGGTTGTCAGGGATGTGCGTGTACGTTTGCCAAAAGAGAGGAAATAATCATGAAGCTTCCTCATCCGATACCATATCAAGGGAGCAAGCGGAATATCGCAGCCGACATTCTTCACTACTTTCCAGATGGGGTTGCAACCCTGATTGAACCCTTCGCTGGCTCAGCTGCCGTTTCCATAGCTGCTGCGGCAAGGGGGCTGGCACACCGTTACTGGCTTAATGATCTCAATAAGCCTCTCATGGATTTGTGGGCACAGATAATCAATCACCCCGAAACAATCTCGCGCAAGTATAACCATCTGTGGCACGAGCAACAGAGCAACCCGCGAGAATACTATGACAATATTCGCGATCAATTCAACCTTACCGGAAAACCCGATTTCTTCCTATATCTTCTTGCCCGTTGCGTAAAAGCTTCTGTCAGATATAACGCCAACGGAGAATTCAATCAAAGTCCTGACAATAGGCGTTGTGGTGCACGACCGAGTACGATGCGTAATATGATCTCTGGTGCTTCTGGCCTTCTCAATGGAAAGACAAGAACTACGTCAAAGAATTATCATGACATCATCCACAAGGCGAAGCCTTGCGACCTTGTATACATGGACCCACCCTATCAGGGGGTCTGCAGAAATCGTGACTCACGATACCTTACCGGTGTTCAGTTCTGCGAGTTCGTCGAAGCCCTGAAGGAGTTGAACCAGAGAGACATCCGATACATCGTGAGCTATGATGGCCGAACTGGGGGCAAAGTACACGGACAATTGCTGCCTTCCGAGTTGAATCTAACACATGTTGAGATTCATGCAGGACGCTCATCGCAGGCAACTTTACTTGGACGTGAAGATGTAACCGTAGAGTCTCTGTACCTTTCCCCTACACTTTCACAACAGCTTCCCAGCACTCTGCCGAAGCATCATCATAAGAACAGGCAAATGACGCTCTTTGGAGCCGAAGCATGAAAAAGCAGAGGCTTCCCCAGGCGTTTATTACCCAGTGCAAAAAGGTTACGGCAAAACGTCCGCGCACTGTGATCGAGCACATCCTGAAACATGGTTACATCACGACACAGGAACTCAAAGACCGATATGGCTATAACCACCCGCCGCGTGCGGCAAGAGACGTGCGTGAGCATGGCATTCCTCTTGAAACATTCCGCGTTGAAGGTTCAGATGGGAGGAGCATTGGAGCCTATCGTTTCGGTGACCCTACGAAGGCGCGATTCTCGAAACTACAGGGGCGAACTGCCTTTTCTAAAGAACTTCGCCAGAAGCTTGTTGCCCAGGATGGTTGCCGATGCGCAATTTATTTGGAAGAATTCCCGGAGAAGGAACTCCAGATTGATGACCGAAAACAGGTTTGAAGAATGTCGAGGGTACAAGCATATTCTCGTCATGGGTCCGCACCGGGCAGGCACTCGAATCACCGCCAGAGCGATGGCGGCTGATTTGGAAATGGAGTTCTACGACGAGCTTGATATCGGATGCAGCAATATACGAGAAACGTTCGATGTCTTTGACGAATGCGACAACGCTGTGTTGCAATGTCCTGCTCATTCTTCTTATTGCCTTCAGATTGTTGAGAGGTACAAGTCGAAACGACCCATTGACGGTTTGCTGATTGTCTTCTGTATGCGCAATGTGGATGACATCGTTGCGTCTCAGGAGAGAATCAAGTGGAAGGACCAGTCTGAACGAGGCAAGTACGAGAGGAAGTTTGGTGACTTCATCGCAAAACATCCTGAATTGCAGGATGCGCCGATAGCTGCGATACAGTATGCGGTTTGGGAAGAGTTGCAGAAACCACAAGTGCCGCATTGGTTTGAGTTCCACTACGAGACGTTGCAGGGTCATCCTTTGTGGGTTGACAAGCAGCTTCGCAAGAGATTCAAACCACTTCAGACATGGGTTGGTCAGAGATGTTACGAGAAGCGGAGATTGACCAAGAGTGACAGAGAGAAACAAGACAGGGTGTAGCTCAGCTTGGCAGAGCGCCTGCTTTGGGAGCAGGAAGTCGGAGGTTCAAATCCTCTCACCCTGACCATTTGACAAGACGGGCTGCGTGTTGAGGCTTCAAAACGGTTACGGCTACATTTAGGACCGGAGTCAATAAGACATTCAGGCAATGCAAGGTTGAGGTCACTGGGATTGTCGGCCAACTAACCCACACCGACAGTCATGCGTAAAGCGCGACTAGCGCGTGACGACTTGCAAGTATGGGGTTCGAGTCCCCTGCGGCCCACCAAGATGCTGTTTTGGATGGTGCCCGCCATGCGGACGGGCTAAGTGACAGTTTGCCAGCCATCCATGAAATTTGGCGGCGTAGCTCAATGGTAAGAGCAGCGGAATCATAATCCGAAGGTTGCAGGTTCGACTCCTGCCGCCGCTACCAAGATGAACGCGGGGTGACGAGCAATGGAAGCTCACTTGGCTCATAACCAAGAGTATGCAGGTTCGAGTCCTGCCCCCGCTACCACTTTCGGGTGTGTAGCTCAAAGGTAGAGCGGCATAAGGCGAGGTGCTGGAAGTCATATGCTCCGGCGTCGATGACCCTTTGTAAGTCAGATGAAGGTTCAAGTCCTTCCATGTCCACCATGTGAAATGGCCCGTTGGTCTAGTGGTTAGGATGTATGGTTCTCAGCCATAAGGCAGGGGTTCGATTCCCCTACGGGCTACCAATGAAGCTCCGTTCGTCTAACGGTAAGGACATCAGGTTTTCAACCTGAAAGCAGGGGTTCGACTCCCCTACGGAGTACCAATATGGAGGTCGAGACATGCAGTGCGAAGGGATGACTTGATGCTGGAAGATGTGCAACGCTTTTGGTTGTCTGAGTTGGACTTTCCACAAGAGTGCTTGAGAAAGTGTCAGGTCAATATGGCTCCGACATCTTCGTCTGGCTTGAAGAAGGGCAAGCATCCGTATGGAGTTGTTCGAATCCAAGTTTGCAGGACTGATGTTGTACAAGAGATGTATGGAGCTATTCAGAAGTTTGGGGACTTTGATAGAGTTGAGTGGTTATAATTGACCTCGTGGTGTAATCGGTGAACATCCTGGACTTTCAATCCAGAGATTGCGAGTTCGAGTCTCGTCCAGAGTACCAAGGGCAGGTAGCTGATGTGGTCTTAGCGCACGGCTGAAAACCGTGAGATGTCGGTTCGATTCCGACCCTGCCCACCATTGACTTGAATTGGTCCAGTAACCTGCGAGCCGAGCGTGGGTCTGGACTCTCGGCCCCATCTGCAAAGGAAGCACCTTGCGATTCGAGAAACACTGCGCACACTGCATCGAGGTTCTTGGTGAACCTTTCGAGGAAGTCAACCTGTGGATGGACTACTTTCACAGGCACCCACCTGAAGGTCAGAAGTATGCGAGCAAGCACCGTAGATACAGGCATCACAAAGCAGGCATTGAGCAGGTAAGAGCAATATGGGGTGATAGAGCGGCTGAGGCTGCGAAGCTCCATATGCTCGATGACTTGAAAACAGGCGAAGCTCACGAAGCTGATGAGACGTGGGTTCCAGAGGATGAAGCGGACTACCTGAAAAGGGGCTATTGGTAAAATTGGTACTTTTTGAGAGCTTTGAGTATATAAGGATGACAAAGGAATAGGGCGATGGTGTAATGGCAACATCTTGGATTCCAAATCCAAGGCTCAGGGTTCGAGTCCTTGTCGCCCTGCATGCAATCACGAACTTAGTTTCGTGTTCAAGATAGACGTGATGATATCAAGATACTTCTGAGCCTCTTTAGGTTTGAAGTAAGTCATGGACGATACATCGAGAATGCAAAGCTCGATGCCTCGTTCAAGACACGCTTGCATCTTACGTTCGTCGTTAGACTGGATGGATGCCAACTTATCAGGGCCGTAGATTGGCTCGTAGTGGAAGATACCATTCAGTTCAAAAGCGAGAGCGTGGTCAAGCGAATGGAAGAAGTGTTTGCCGAATAGGACTTGACGTGGCTGACTACTACGTGTATCTCGTGAAGTGCGGTGATGGAACTTTGTATTGTGGCATTGCAAAGGATGTCGAGAAACGTGTGGCAATGCATAATGCTGGCAAAGGAGCGAAATACACGCGAGGTCGTTCACCTGTTATACTGGTCGCATCGAGTGGTCCGTATGACAAGTCAACGGCCTTACGGTTGGAACTGAAGGTCAAACGAGCGAGAAAGGATGACAAGACAGAAATGGTGATGGGGGTATAGCTCAGTTGGGAGAGCGCCAGCTTTGCAAGCTGGATGTCGCCGGTTCGAGTCCGGCTACCTCCACCATTTTGAAAGGGACTGGCATGTATGGTCTGACATGCGGATACTGCGGTGAGACTATTGACCGTGAGACGGAAAATGAAGTGTATCTCGCCGCACAGGAGTCAGGTTGGCGTTATGTCAAAGACGACCTTGGCAATTGGCACAACGCTTGTCCGTCCTGTATCGAAGATGACGACGAGACGGAAGATATTGCCTTGGGGGTGTAGCTCAGTTGGGAGAGCGTCACAATGGCATTGTGAAAGTCGGGGGTTCGAGTCTCCCCACCTCCACCAGTTTTTTGGGCGTATGTCCGAGTGGCCAAAGGAGCGTGACTGTAAATCACGTGGCGATGCCTACGGAGGTTCAAATCCTCCCGCGCCCACCATTGACAAACAAGGTGCCGTAGTGTAATTGGAAACACGCAACCCTTTGTATGGTGACGGTAGCTCAGGTGGAAAGAGCATCCGGCTGTGACCCGGAAGGTCGGGGGTTCGAGTCCCCTCCGTCACCCACTCAGCGTATTAGGTCACCTCTACGTGGTGCTGAGTAGTAACGTCTATAGTAGACGGCTGAGAACCTAACGAACGGTTCAAAATAGACGTGATGATGTCAAGGTACTTTATGATGTCAAGGTACTTTTGAGCCTTCTTTGGCTTGAAGTAGGTCATGGACGAGACATCGAGGATGCAGAGTTCGATACCTCGCTCGTGACAGGCTTGCATCTTCCTCTCGTCGTTGGACTTGATGGAGGCAAGTTTTTCAGGGCCGTAGATAGGCTCGTAATACAGCCGCCAAGCCCTACGTGCCAGTGTAACTCAATTGGCAGAGT